GTCGCAGGAGTTTGTCAAAGCCTACAACTACTACAAGGACGACGCCGAGGCGATGAAGCCGATCAGGCATTTCCACGCCATGGCGCAGCAGCACGGCACCACGCTGGAGCGCGCGCTGACCAATTACGTCTCGATGGAGCAGAAGCTGCGCTCAGATCCGATCGGCGGCCTCGACCTCATCGTCCACAATCTTGGACTGAAGACGCGCGACGGGCAGTCCCTTGGTCTGCGCGACATTGCCTACCATGTGCTGAGCCAGACCCCGGACCAGCTCCGCGCCATCCAGCAGGGCAACACGCAGCAAGCGGCCTCGCACCAGATCGGCGCGCTGCACCAGGAAGTCGCGGGCTTGAAAAACGCCCTGCATCAGATGCATAGTCAGCAGCAATTCAGTTATACGCGGAGCGCGGTCGACCAGTTCGCCGATAGCCATCCGCGGTTTGATGAATTAGGCGACCTGATCGAGCAAGAACTTAAGGTAGGCTACGATCTGGATACCGCTTACCGGCGCGCGGAGCTACTCCGCCCGACCACCCACGCGGCTCAGACCCGCACCCCATCGGCTCAGACCCGAACCTCGCCCGACAAGTCCATCTACGGTGCGCCCGACACCAGCTCCTTAAACGGAGCCCAGCGGCGCCCGAGAGAGCCGAGTCGGTCCCCCCGCGAGGCTGTTGAGAACGCGGTGCGCCGCCTCAATGGCAGCCTCTGATCTGAACCCTTTGTGGAGAAACCGAGATGCCCAACCTCACAACCAATGCCGCCTATCAGCAGATCCTTTCGATGGCGATCGAGGATCGGTCGACCACCTACCAAGATTTGGTGTCCAACAACAACGCCATGCTCGCGGTGATGCGCCGCAAGGGCCTCTGGCACACCTACTCCGGTCCCAAGATCCGCCAGACCCTGCAAATCGGCAAGTCGAGCGCGCAGTGGTATTCGGGCTACGATCAATTGCTCAACCCGGCGATCGACCTGTTCAACGATGCGTATTTCGATCCGAAAATGGTGGTCGTGCCCGTCATCCTGTCGTTACAGGAAATCCTCAACAACGAGGGCGAAGCCCGGATTTTCGATGTCTACGAGACTTACATTTCAGCAGCGGAGAAGGCGCTGGAAGACGCCATGGATGCCGGCATCTACTCCGACGGCACCGCCAATGGCGGCAAGCAGATCACGGGATTAGCGACCGCGGTGCCGATTCTGGCGAACACCGGGATCTATGGCGGCCTCGACCGCTCCACCGCCGTGATCTGGCGCACCTCGACGTTTGATGCCTCGGGCTCCGCCGGCACCATCTCGCTGTCCGCCATCTCGACCCAGGTGACGTCGACCTCGATCCGGCCGATGCTCAACGTCTGCATGACCCGGCAATCCCGCGGCCGCGACTACGCCGACCTGTTGGTGATGTCGCCGGAGCACTACTCGGCCTACGACGCCGCCACCGTCGCGATCCAACGCCAGACCAACGAAACCACGCTCGGCAAGCTGGGCTTCTCCGCGCTCGAATATATCGGCGGCGGCAAACGCGCGGAGATCGTGCTCGACGGCGGCATCGGCTCCAACATGCCGTCCAATACCACCTTCGGCATCAATACCGACACCATGCGGCTGCGCTACCACCCCAACCGGAATTTCGACAAATTATTCGAAGGCGACGGGATGATGCCAATAGATAAAGACGCTATCGCTCAGTTCATCGGTTGGATGGGTGAACTCACCCAAGTGAATCCTTTATTTAACTGGCGGCTGTATGATTCAAACCCAGCAGCCTGACAAGTCGATCCATTGATTGTATAGTCCTCCTTGGTGAAAATCAAGGAGGACGACATGGAAGACCTGAAAGATCTGCTGGATTACGACCCCGAGACCGGGAAGCTGTTCTGGAAAAAGCGGGACATCTCGATGTTTATGTTTGATCCCCAGCGGCACAGCGGGAAACGGTGCTACAGCGCCGAGCGCGCCTGCAACAAGTGGAACACCCGCTACGCTGGCAAAGAGGCAATGGCGACATTGAATAACTGGGGATACCTGCATGGCGGCGTTAATGGGCGCAGCATGCTGGCACACCGGGCCATCTGGGAGATCGTTACCGGCCGCCCTCCAGAGCAGCAGATGGATCACATCAACGGCGACAAGACTGATAATCGGCTGATCAATTTGCGAGAGGTCACCCCGTCGTTCAACACGTCCAACCGGGGCGTTCCAATCAACAACAGCAGCGGTGTTATCGGCGTTTGCTGGAATGCTGGGCGAAAACGCTGGCAAGCGCAGATCCGGCTGGGACGCAAACAGCATCATCTCGGTCTGTTCAAGAGTCGTGATGAAGCCTTGCGCGCGCGCAGGGCTGCCGAGATCGCCCTCAACTTTGCCTCGCGAGAGCGAAGCAATTCATCCTGACGGAGACGACAACATGCCCCCTCGCGATCCCGACGACCTGCTCGTCGTACTGTTCCGCCACCTCGCAATGGAAAACCAGCAGCGCACCCTGAGCGAGGGGCGCCCGATCTTCGACGATGTCGAGGTCTGCGAAATCCGCTCGCCCGGCGGCAAGGACGTGAAAGTGTTTCCGGCCACCGCGTTCTGCCGCTGGGACGACGATCCCATGACCGGCACCCAGCACAAGGTCAGCTATGCCGAACGCTTCTCGCATCAGTACCAGCAATTCAAATCGCGGGCGGTGCAGACCAAGAGCGGCACGCCGCTGGAGCATGCAGCATTTCTGACCGAGGGGCGCCGCGCCGAACTTCGCGCCCAGAACGTCTACACCGTCGAGACGCTCGCCGCGATCGAGGGTGTTGAATTGAAAAACCTCGGCCCCGGCGGCCGCGAGATGAAAAACCGCGCCATCGAATATATCGAGGAGGCGAAGAGTGCCGCACCGAACAAGCAGCTGGCGGCGGAGCTGGAGATGCTGCGCGCCCGCAACGCCGTGCTGGAGGAGGACCAGATCGTGCTGCGCAGCGCCAAGGCGCGGGCCGACAAGGAATTCGGCGAGATGACCGACGTCGAGCTGCACGCCTACATCGTCGCTCAAACCGGCAAGGCGCCGGCCGGCACGCTGCCGCGCAAGTCGCTGCTGCGGATGGCGTCGGAAGCGGCCCCCGACAAGGCGGCATAAATGATTGCAAGGGCAACATCGACATGACGCTATTGACCGTCATCAACGATGTTTGTGCCACGGTCGGCGTGCTGATGCCGTCGAGCGTATTTTCCAACATCAGCAACAACCGCACCATGCAAGAAATGCTGGCGCTGGCCAACGAGATGGCGCAGCGCATTGCTTATGACACCCGCGACTGGATGCTGTTCCGGTCTTCGACCACGATGCAAGGCGACGGCACGACGGCGGCGTTTCCGCTCCCGGTCGACTATAAGCGCATGCTGCTGACCTCCAATGTGTGGCGATCGACCTCTTATCTGATCCCGATGCGGTTTATCCCCGACACCGACGAATGGCTGAACCGCCGAAGCCGCAACATCTACGATGCCTGGGGCGAGTGGACCATGCTCGGCGGCAAGATCAACCTGGCGCCGACCATGAACGCGACGACGTCGGCCTATTACGGTTACGTCGTCAAGAATTGCATCAACCTGGCGAGCGGCGGCACTGGCAACGCTTTCCAGGCCGACGGCGACAGTTTTGCGCTCGATGAGCGGCTCTTAAAACTCGGGATGATTTGGCAGTGGAAGGCGCAGAAGGGCTCGCCCTACAGCGAGGACATGAGCACCTTTAGCGACGCGCTGGCCTACGCGATGAGCCACGACGGCCCGGCGCCGATCATCGTCGGACGGCGGTCGCTCTCGGTGGCGGCCAGGACGGCGTATCCGTGGCCGGTGCCGACGTCGACGCCGCCATGAGCGCCTCTCAGGCCTTCCGGCGTGTCCCGGTGCCGCCCCAGGCGGCGCAGCAATTGGAGACCACGACCATTCCGGCGCCGATCCGCGGCATCATCATGGATGAAAACCCGACCTTCATGCAGCCGGGCGCGGCCGTGATTTGCGACAATTGGAAACCAACCCTGCAGGGCACGTCGCTACGCGGCGGCTGCATAAGGTGGTGCGTGCTGCCGGAGACCACGCCGGTGATAAGCGGCTTCCAGTATGTTCACGGCAACAACCAGCGCATCTTCGCCGGCAACGCCACCAAATTGTACGACGTGACCTCGGCGACGCCGGCGCTGATCGCCTCCGGCCAGGCGTCGGGCAATTACGTCGCCTCGCAGCTGCAGAACCAGGGCGGCGATTATCTGATCGCGGTCAACGACGCCGGGGATCCGCCGCTGCGGTTTAACGGCACGTCGTGGGCACCTCTCAATTTTACCAAGCCGGCAAACTGGCTCATCAGCACGGCCTATGCGATCGGCGCCAGGGCCACAGACCCGGCAGATGGCTCCATCTGGAAATGTGCCACGGCTCACACCAGCGCGGCTTCCGGAACGTTTCTTGCGGATCGCACCGCGCATCCCACATACTGGATCTCGGATGTCGCATCGGACGGTATCAGCTGGATCACCGGGCCTGCGGGCTCAAATGTCGTCAATGGCAG